CAGCGAAACAGACGGCGCGCAGCATGCGCGTCTGGCTGGAAAACAAAGCAAAGCTTGAACAAGCCGGATTCTCTGCCGGTGCCTGCTACACTGCTACATATGGTAATGGTGTAGTCGTGCTTACAGTAGACGCTACCGGCAAAGGTAAGGTATCGTCATGCAAACGCGGTGATACCGTACGCCCTATCATTGACTTGCACAGTGGCAAGGTAGCGAGTACCTTTACCGCCGGAGCCACCTTGCTGGTGACGTACTCAGCAGGCAGTATCACTATCAAACAACAGGCATAACAATAGGAGTAATGCACCATGAAATATCTAGCAATTGGCAGTAACAGCAAAACAACCAAGTCAGACAATGCTGAATCCGGCTATCTTACAGCCATACTCTATCTGGCTCCCGCCGACACTGTGGCAGGCATAAACGTATGCCCCATGGCAGTTACTGCGGGATGCAAAGCGGCCTGTCTCTATAGTGCTGGTAGAGGCGCATTTAATAATGTACAGCAGGCAAGAATACGGAAAACCGAGGCGTTCCGCGATAATGCCACAGCTTTCGTAGACCAATTGGCTATTGATATAGCAGACGGCATGCGGAAAGCAGGAAAGCAGGGGAAGAGGCTTGCTGTGCGCCTTAACGGTACATCCGATATCGCGTGGGAAAATCAGCATGGTAGTGACGGGCATACATTAATGGAACGCTTTCCTGCTGTGCAATTCTATGACTATACGAAGCTTCCGGGCCGTAAAGTACCTGCCAACTATCACCTGACTGTCAGTTACTCCAATGCCAATGCAAAGTACGCTGATAAAGTTATAGCATCTGACAAGAACGCGGCGGTCGTATTTCGCATGCCTACATTACCTGCTACTTTCCGTGGCAGACCTGTTATCAATGGCGATACCACTGATTTACGCTTCTTGGACGTACATGGCGTGGTTGTCGGACTATACGCCAAAGGCAAGGCAAAGGCAGACCGCACAGGCTTTGTAGTCGAGAATTGATAACCTAACAAACAACCAGGAGCGCATAACATGAAGTTATCCAATAAAGCAGCTAAACTATTAGGCGAGCAATTCGCTAGATGTCTGCACGCCCAAGGTAATAATCCGGTGGCGAGAGCGGCTGTAATTGACGCCAAGAATGACGTACTGTCTCTGTTGTCAGTGTACAGTACTAGTATCCTTGTCGATCAATCATACAGAGCCGCGCTCGACGTTTTAGAGCCACTACAACAGGGGGCGAAATGGTAATGAATATCCGTAGTAGGATAACGGTACGCTACACCACAAACCCCGCAGACATGGGATACAGTGGAACCCCCAGCAACTGGGAAACTCTGCCCGGAGAGGTCATGGGCATTAGGGCAGCACTAGGTTTCTCCCATGCGCTGACGCAAAGAGTAGGGCAGGGCATTTTTAGACGGATACGGTACAGCCACAATGGTCTTCCAGTGACTGTAGAACAACTACAGGACATCGTGGACAGCGCCGACTACCGAAAGTACATTGCAGCAACCAATTAACCAGGAGCCAGGAAAATGATAGTATTCGACTACGCAAGTAAGAAAGAACTGAAAGAGCATATAGGCAAGCCACTCCGCTATATCGAGACCAGTATGTTCGGCCCTCAGTATATTGCTGACGGCATGCTCACAGGTGCCAACCGGCCCCACATTACCGGCAAGGGTAGGGAATTCTTTGCCAATGTGACAATGCAGGATGGTCTCATCAAGGGAGTTAAATAATGATATACTTTATAATGGCATGCGCGGCCGCTGCCTGGGTGCTGGCAGTGCGTGATATGGTGCAAGATCAAGATTGGGGATATGTGCCGGATGAATACAAAGAGGGCAGCACCTATGGCACGGACAATGAAGAGAGCGTATAAGGGCAGCAAGGCATCGAATAAGTCATGCAGGAACCACGGCAGCTGTCCGTGGTGTGCAAAGGGCAGACAGTATAAACATCAGCGCGGAGCACCTATGGGGGCCGCTGAGACAACAAAACAGGAGAGCCAGGAATGAGTACTTATGAAGCCATCGGGCTTGCGGAGGGCTTTATCGAAGCCGAATCCGAGGAACACTTTAATCAAGCGTGGCAGTACTTGCACGACACCGGGCTTGCGTATCGCATGCAGGGGTGGTTCGGGCGCATGGCACAGGCCATGATTGAAGAGGGAGTGATTACGCCATGAGAAGTGACGCGGCATATATACAGAGCAAACTCGACCAGTGCAGGCGGTTCATTGAACTGTGTGGAGAGAACTACACCGACACTCAGGACAAGATATACCTGCGCATGGCGCGGGATGGCGAACAGGATTGCGTGTACTGGCAGGCAATGGTGGCAGGTAACACGCACGAACAAGCGTGCAAGATGGCCTATGGGAGTACCGATCGATGAGAGCGAAGACAAGAGAGCTACTGCAACACTGCATCGAAATAGGCATAGCATCAGGCTATGCGAGGGCGCACAAGCATGATGAATCCCCATCAGCGGGTGCCGTACAAGATTCAGTTGAGATGCAAATTTGGGATATGATTGACGAATACTTCGACTTTGAAGAACCGTACAATCGTAAGGATTAACTACTTTTTGACACCTAAAAACACATAACCCGCATGAACATGAGGATTTATATGTCGTTACGCCCGAACCACACCAAAGAAGCCGAACAGGCGGCAGTAGAGAAGCATAAGAGAGCTTTCCTGGCAAAGGGGGGCATTATTGAGATATTGCCGCCTATGGAATTCACCTACAGACTGTACACAGTAAGTGATGGCGGCGCTAAGGGCGACCTGATGCTGTATGCCGGTAAGTACGATGCCGCTACTGGCGGCAGGTCTGCCGTCAAGGTGCACAAATGGCAAAGAAACATCTCGGAGGGTGGATACAATGGCGTATGATATTCTGACAGATCAACCGCCACCGGGCGGCTATAAGACACCCAGTAAGTACCCATTTGTTAGCATGGGCATAGGGCAATCCTTTGTGATGCCACCGGGTGAGGAATACCGTATTACACAGGCAGCGTACAGGTGGCGAGAGCGGCACATGCCGTGGGCATTCAGAGTAGGCACGGATGAGGATGGTAGTGCGCGGTTATGGCGTATAGCGGATAAGAAGAAGCACATTAAGGGCGGTGCGTAGTAGTAACGCTAGCGTTATCGCTTATTGTTATAAAACATAATTGTTATGTTGACGCCTGTGTACTGTATTTTATCAGTGATCAAAAAGCTGTCAACTAGAAAATCATGTGGTACCATGTGTCAAACACCAGTGGAGGTGAGAAATGACAACGTATTTTAGAGAGGGCGACCAGTATACATGTAGGCTGGAAAGGGTGCTCTCACGGTGGAGCGCGGTGGATCAGGCACTCTACCGCGCAGCGAAGGAGGTAATGCACGGCACATGCACGGCAGAACAGGCAGCAGTAGAGTATGATCTGTGGCCTGATGATATTGAAGAGATGGCACAGGAACTGTATGCACACGAACAGGCTTTAGACGCGCTCACACTGCGCCAGGAGTTCACCAATGAGTAAATGGATCAGAACGCACCACGCATGCCCAGACCAAGACAAATGCGGCAGCAGTGATGCCGCGAGTACTGATGAGGACGGCAAGGTTCACTGTTTCAGTTGCAACAAGGGCTTCCTGAATGGTGCAGCAGCCGGAAGTGGCGACAGTGTCGCCTATGAGCCAAAGCCACTACCCAAGCCATCGTGGGGAGCTGTGCTGCACCAGTTAAGCACAGGCGAGTTCCCAGGATGCCCAGCAAGAGGGATCACAGGCGCAACAGCGCGTCTGTACAGCACTCAGCACATGCCAGACAAGGCGTTGTATGGCTATTTTGGAGTAGACAACCCTACGGTGCCAAACGCAATCAAAACAAGGATACATGAGGGTAAGACTTTCCCGTGGGTAGGCGATCAGAAGTTGGCGCTGCTATTCGGCCAGCACCTGTTCCCTGCTGGTAGTGGCAAGTACGTCACAGTTTGCGAAGGCGAAGAAGACGCCATGGCGAGCTACCAGCTGATGGGCAGCAAGTACCCTGTGGTGAGCATCAAGAACGGTGCCAGAGGGGCGTTAGCGGACTGCAAAGCAGCCTACCAGTGGCTGGACTCTTTCGAGAACATCGTCATTAATTTCGACAATGACGAACCGGGACAGGCAGCAGCCAAAGAGGTAGCCCAGCTGTTCGGCGGTAAGTCGCGTGTGATGCGGCACCCGCAAGGGATCAAGGATGCCTGCGAATACTACCAGAAGGGCAAGACGGCTGAGTTCATGAACTCCTTTTGGAAGGCAGAGCGTTATGTACCAGACGGTATTGTGGCTGCTGAGAGCCTGCGTGAGGCGCTGAAGAAGCCGATAGCGGCCCCTGACCTTCTCTATCCCTGGAAAGGACTCAACAACATGCTGCGGGGCGTGTATGACAGCACTTTGGTTACATGGTGCGCAGGGTCTGGCGTAGGTAAGTCGTCTGTGCTGCGCGAGATCGTCATACACGCGTTGCAGCAGACCGAGTGGAACATGGGCTTGGCATTCTTGGAAGAGACGCCAGAGCGCACATTACGCGGCCTCGCAGGGCTACACATGGGCAAGCGTATGCACATAGACGGTGTAGAGTACACGCCGGATGAGGTTGATCTTGCCTTTGACTCACTGGGCCTTGGGCATAGGGTTCAGCTGTGGGATCATTGGGGCAGCAGTCAGATCGATAGTGTTATCAGCCGCCTGCGCTACATGAGCAAGGCAATGGGGTGCAGGCTGTTGATCCTGGATCATATCAGTATCATTGTGAGCGGCAACGCGACCAGCAACGAACGCCAGAGCATTGATGAGTTGATGACAAGGCTGCGTACAGAGGTCGTGCAGCAGACAGGGTGCAGCCTCCACGTTGTAAGCCACCTTACCCGCCCTGACGGCAAGCCGCTGGAAGAGGGTGCGAAGGTGACACTGAGCCTGCTGCGCGGCAGTGGCAGCATTGCGCAGTTGTCGGACGCGGTGGTGGCAGTAGAGCGCAACACGCAAGATGAGGAACCAAGCAAGCGTGACCTTTTGACGCTGCGAGTCCTGAAAGACCGCTTGACAGGCAGTAGCGGGGTAGCTACGCTATTGCAATTCAACCGTCAGACCGGGCGGATGACAGAGCTGGAAAACCAACTATGAGGCATATTATGACTACAGCACAAGAATTGACACTACAGGACATCCTGACCAGTTTGAAGACGCACCAAGAAACCTTTCAAGACATACAGAAGGCGTGGGGGACACCGCCGGATCGGCCAGCGGCTCCCCCGTACAGCACACTAGACATCAAGATCAAACGTGCCATCGGGTACAGCGCAGATGACGGTATACTGAGGAAGACAGGGGATGGCACCTACGGGTTTACCATCGGCGGAGAAGAGCAGTTCTACGCGCAGCTGGTGAGCCTGTGTACCCCAGGAGAGAAGACAGAGCTGATGCACGAATGGCTTCTCACAGGGGACGAAGAAAGAGCTGTTGAGGTTGTTGACTATCTGATGGCTGACTTTAACCCGATCAAGTCGGTAGCGAGGGCATCGGCGGTGCGTATCATCAATCATTTCCTTTTCAGAGACACTACAGCGGATGCGCTGTCGGCGCAGGGGGGGATATGAATGAATCAATAATGATCGGATGTTTTTTCGGCGTGCTCGCTGCGCTGTCCTTGCAGGAATCTGACATTACCCCTGCTGGAGTAGTATTTGGACTGGTTTCATTGGCCGCTATCGTGGCGGCAGTGTTGTTTACGTTTCCCTTGCTGTCGGGGTGGTATGTATGACGAAGACAGAGCAGCAGAAACGGTTTGAGGCGGCGTGGCACACAAAGTGGCCGAACGATGAGCCGCGCATTTTCCATCAAGACAGCAAAGGCCAATACACATTTCCTGAAGTGCAGGATACGTTTGAGGGCTGGCAACTGTGCGAGGCGCACTACATGCCTGCGTCAACAGGAGAACAAGCAATGACAGAGCGCAAGTGTGTATGTGATCTGAAGAACGTCTGTCTGTCACCAGTATGTATTCAGGAGTTTGAGCCTTGTTCTTCCGATCTCAACTGGTGCTGTAACATCGGCATAGACGGCAGTCAGTGCGCTCACGATAAAGAGTGCCATCAGCAGCGGGAGGAGACATGAAGGTATTAGTGGCTTGCGAGTACAGCGCCACTGTACGCGAGGCATTCAAGGCGAGGGGGCATGACGCCTACAGCTGCGATCTGCTCCCCAGTGAGATACCAGGAAAGCACTTCCAGTGTGACGTTAGGGACGTATTGGACGCTCATTGGGACTATTTACCGCCACCAGCGCAAAGTGACCGTGAGGATGTATTCCTGTGATTAAAACCAAATCAGTATTGACCGGCAAGCGTTGCCAGTGTCCAAGCTGCAAGGAGTTCTTTAGCACGGTGGCAAACTTCGACCGTCACCGCAGGGGCATACATGGCGTTGATCGGGCTTGCGTTGATCCTACCGATGCTGGTCTGGTGGTGCGCCAGTCTGGTTCCAACTCATTTTGGTCTATGCCGGGGCAGACGAATGGTGGGGGAATTTTATGACAGGAGAGCTTAAATGATAGCACTGATAGCACAACAGCAAAGGAGTAGACATGCGTATACTTATTGCTTGTGAGTTCAGCGGTACTGTGCGGAGGGCATTTAGGGCAAGAGGGCACGATGCTTGGAGCTGTGACGTACTTCCAGCTACGGATAGTCAAGAATACCACATAACGGGAGATGTTTGCGAGGTGTTAAATAAATACAAGTACGACATGGTAATAGCACATCCCCCGTGTACTTGGCTGTGTCAAGCAATGAGGACAAACGCAGCGCGTAAAGATCGTCCGCGTATAAGCGAAGTGTATGAGGAAGAGCGGGATAAAGCATTAAAGTTTGCATTAAGTTTCTTTTCTTATGCTGATAAAGTAGCTGTCGAGAATCCTATAGGTTATTTGAATCAAGTCTTCCGCAAACCAGACCAGATAGTGCGTCCTTGGATGTTCGGACATCCGTATAAAAAGGATGTTTGTCTGTGGCTAAAAGGTTTGCCTTTGTTAGAGCCTACTAATATAGTTGAGGGGCCTTACAAGAAGTTAGATTTTTGGTCTACTGACAGGAACAAAGGCGGTTATAGTAAAAAAAGCATCACGTTTGAAGGTATTGCAGAGGCAATGGCGTCCCAGTGGGGCAGGTTATGAGATGTTTAGCGTGTCAGAGAGTGTTGAGCGACTTTGAAGCAACGAGGCGCTACGCAGAATCGCAGGAGTTCCTTGACTTGTGCGATAACTGCTTTGAGAGTGTGCGAGGCTCTTTTGAAGTAACCGAAAGAGCTGATCTACGCAAGTTTGAAGAACTGGGCGATATCCACTACGGGGGCGAGGATGAATGAACCTCTATCTGGACATCGAAACCAACTATGCTCATGACACCATATGGTGCGTGGGGGTCGCCAAGGATGGAGAGGCTCCTTACATAGTCACTGACATAACAGAGCTGAAGCAGTTGATCGCTAACAGCACCACTGTTGTTGGACACAACCTTGTCAGCTTTGACGCCCCTGTACTGAAGCGGGTGTGGGGCGTAGTGATCCCCTTCAGCAAGATGTACGATACGCTGTTGGTCTCCCGTGTGAACTATCCTGACAGGGACGAAGGGCATAGCCTTGATGCTTGGGGAGGTCGTCTAGGGCTTCCCAAAGGAGACTACACAGATCACGATAGTCCGCTAGATGAAGCCAAGGCAACGTACTGCAAGCAGGACATAGAAGTCACCAGAGCAACATACAAGGCACTGCTGCAAGAGATAAAGGAGTACGAGACTTCAGCAGAGGCAGTGACGCTGGAGCATGAGGTAGCCTTCATTATTGAGAAGCAGGTAGCAAGAGGAGTTTACTACCGGAAAGAGGCAGGGAAGGCGCTGTTAGAGGCAGTTGAGTACCGTATGGCAGAGCTGGAGGCGCACTTCGCACGGCTCTGCCCACCGAGGGAAGTACAGCAGTACAGTATAGCTACGAAGAAGCCTCTGAAGCCGCGACTGGAGCACTTCAACATAGGCAGCAGAATACAGATAGTAGAGAAGATGTTTGAGTGGGGACTAGGACACAGCCTCACTGGCAGGACAGATACAGGGCGCTACAAGATTGATGAGGACACACTGGCGGGGCTGGACACGCCAGAGGCCAAGCTGCTGAACGAGTACCTTACGATACAGAAGCGGCAAGGGCTTGTAGATAGCTGGAACGGGGCAGTAGCCGAAGACGGTAGGATACACGGTAGGGTCATCACCAACGGAGCCGCTACGGGGCGCATGACACACTCAAGCCCTAATTTGGCACAGGTGCCTAAGGTAGGCACGCCTATGGGCAAGGAGTGTAGGGGCTTGTTCGGCGCTACACCGGGGAAGACGCTGGTAGGCATTGACGCCAGTGGGTTGGAGTTGCGTATGCTGGCGCACTACATGCAGGATGCCAATTACGTCAAGGCAGTGGTGTCCGGCAGCAGTAAAGACGGGACAGACGTACACACGATGAATCAGAAGGCAGCAGGGTTGCCGAGCAGGGATGCAGCGAAGACATTTATTTACGCCTTCCTGTACGGAGCCGGCCCAGCCAAGATAGGCAGTATCGTAGGTGTTTGTAGCTACAAAGCAGGCGTGAACATGATTGACAAGTTCATGGACGCTACACCAGCACTGCGGACACTGAAGGCCAAGGTAGACGCTCTGGCGCAGCGTGGTTATCTTCCTGGGCTTGACGGTAGGCGCTTATGGGTACGCAGTGCACACGCGGCGTTGAACACGTTACTACAAGGCGCTGGTGCTATTGTAATGAAGAAAGCCCTTGTGATATTCTACAAGGACTTGAGAGCAGCCGGAATTGACTCAGCGTTTGTTCTCAACGTGCATGATGAATGGCAGATTGAAACAGACGTTGACAAGGCTGAAATAGTCGGTAAGCTAGGCACCGAGGCAATACGGAAGGCAGGAGAGCATTTCAAGATGCGTTGTCCTCTTACTGGTGAGTACAAAGCTGGATTGACATGGGCGGAGACGCACTGATATGATTTACTTTAGAGACAAGACCTTCTGTCCTTACTGGCAAGCCTGCACCAAAGGCGCTACCTGCGACAGGGCAATCACGCCGGAAGTGATCGTTGATGGTACGGAGTGGTGGGGGTCTGAAGATTTTCCAATAGCAATGTACACAGAGAAAAAAAGTTGTTTTGACCCAGTAGTAAAGAGCAGTAATGCAACTAACATAAACTAACGAGAAACTAACATGAGCACTACGCCAAAAGTATTACTGAAAGACGTTACCCTGATGTGGGCAGCACTGGACAGCAAGAACAGCATGTCAGACAAGTATCAGGTAGACCTTACCAACTTGTCCCCTGACGACTGCGAGAAGGTGCAGGGGCTGGGTTTGGCAATCAAGACCCGCGCTGACCGTCCTGAGAAGGGAGCCTTCCTGACTCCTAAGTCGCTGTTCCCTATCGTCCCCTTGGACAAAGGCGGCAACCCAGTCAAGGCCACAGTCGGCAACGGCACCAAGGCAGACGTACTGCTGACGTACTACATACCAAAGCGTAAGCCACCGGGTGCGCCAGACCGCTCGCCTACGATCTTGAAGCTCACCATCACTGACCTGTTGGAGTACGTCCCGGCCGCTTCTGGTGATGGCGATCTGTAGCCGTGTTGCTCATTGACGGCGACATAATCTGTTACAGGGTAGCCTTCAGCCGTGAAGTAGAGACAGTAGAGGATTGCAAAAGCGTAGCAGACGGGTACATAGACAACATCATAAAAAGAGCTGACCCGGTAGTACAAGACTACACTGTATTCCTCTCTGGTTCTACCAACTTCAGGAAGAACATAGCCGTCACCAGAGAGTACAAAGGCAATAGGAAGGCTGAGAAGCCTCAGTATCTTGACGAAATTCGCGCTCATTTACTGACTGCTCACCCTTCCGACTTATCTGATGGAGAAGAAGCAGACGATAGAATCGCCATAGAAGCCACAGCAAGAGGGCATGGCGCTATCATCTGTTCCATAGATAAGGATTTCGACCAAGTTCCGGGATGGCACTTCAACTTTGTCAAGAATGAGAGATACTTCATTACGACTAAAGAGGCCATCCTGAACTTCTATTGCCAGATACTCACAGGCGACCGCATAGACAACGTAGAAGGTGTCTACGGCATAGGGCCAGCCAAGGCGCGTAAGGCGCTCAGTGAGGCCACTACGGAGCTTGAGATGTTTGCTAAGTGTGTAGAGCTGTTGAAGTCTGAAGAGCGTGCGGTAGAGAATGCAAGGCTGTTGTGGCTGCGCCGTCAGAAGGATCAGATATGGGAGCCGCCGACACCATGAAGAAGATGCCGAGCAGGAAGAACAAGAAGCCGCCAGCAGGCTACGACAGCTGGTTTGAGTACGATCTGGCAACAGGCCCACTGAGGAAGGCAGAGTTCCACCCCAGAGGTGTCCCCTATGTACAGAAGAAGACTTACTTCCCAGACTTCCATAAGAACATAGACGGCATCGATTACTACTTTGAGGCGAAGGGGCGCTTCAGGGAAAGGCAGGAAGCAAGGAAGTATGTAGACGTATTGGCAGGGCTTAACGACAGTGAGCGCCTTGTGTTCATCTTCCAGAACCCAGCAACACCAATGCCAGCATCCAAGCGGCGGGAAGACGGCACTAGGCAGACGATGGGGCAGTGGGCAGACAAGAACGGCTTTGAGCACTACACGCCTACTAGCATCCCCAAGCGATACCTATAGCGAGGATACACTATGCGTATATTTGTTGTCCCTGACACCCAGGTAAAGCCAGACGCACCTATTGACCACTTACTATGGGCAGGACGTTACGCAGTAGACAGGAAGCCAGACGTAGTAGTGTTCATAGGCGATCATTGGGACATGCCCAGTCTCAGCAGTTACGACAAGGGCAAGAAGTCGTTTGAAGGTCGTAGGTACGTCAAGGACATCAATGCAGGCAGGGAGGCTATGGCGCTGTTCATGGCACCTATCATTGAGGAGCAGGAGCGCCTCAGACGTAACAAGGAGAAGCTCTGGAAGCCTCGGCTGGTATTCACGATGGGCAACCATGAGCAGAGGATCAATCGTGCCATAGACGATGATCCAAAGCTGGAAGGCGTGATGGGATACCGTGACTTTGGGCTTGAGCAGTGGGGCTTTGAGGTGTATGACTTCCTTGAAGTGGTAGTAATCGAAGGCGTAGCGTTCAGTCACTACTTCCCCTCTGGCGCAATGCAGAGGCCGGTAACGAGTGCTAGGGCGCTACTGACAAAGCACCACATGAGCTGCGTACAAGGGCATGTGCAGGACAGGGATATTGCCTACGGCAAGAGAGCAGACGGCACCAGCATGACAGGCATCTTTGGTGGTATCTTCTACCAACACGATGAAGACTATCTCGGCAAGCAAGGCAACGATAGCTGGCGCGGTGTGTGGATGTTGAACGATGTACGCAACGGTGCCTTTGACGAAATGCCTATCAGCATGTCATATCTGAGGAGGAAGTATGGTTAGTTTCTTACCTGCTGTTGCTGCTTACGCCTTTGTAGGAGTTTGCTTTGGCGTTGCGTGTGCGGCGTCCAACAGGCCGTGTGATAAAGGGGGGGCGCTTATGTTGGGCCTTCTCTGGCCGGGAGTGCTGTTAGTCATGGTATTCAAGACACTTATTGATGATTGACCTGAGCAAAGGAGACTATATGGCGTCAATTAAGCTCTTCGTTGAGCAGAATGGCCGTCCGCTAGGGGCTTGGATACTATGCGGAGTGGTCGGCTATGTTGTGGGAGGCGCTGTCATTGCTTTTGTGTCAATGGCAGCTTTTGTAGGTGCGTTGTTGATTGTGTTCGGTAAGCCATAACTAGCGAGGTTTATATGCCAGGAACAGCTAAAGAGTGGGAGACGTTGATAAAGGAACGCTTAGATGTCGCCAAGTACGCTGAGACTTTACGCGACAGGCGCGTCCCTGCACAAGACGAAGTGAATCGCCCTGAGCACTATAACTCCGGCAGCATTGAGTGTATAGAAGCCATCAAGGCTTCGATGTCACCGGAAGAGTTCAAAGGCTATCTGAAGGGAAATGCACTGAAGTATCTTTGGCGCTACAGCTACAAGGGAAAGCCTAAGCAGGACTTGGAGAAGGCGAAGTGGTATCTTGAGCGGTTGATTGAGAGTGTCCAGTGAATATGAACAAGTAACCGTACAAGTAGTAGAGATAAAGAAGCCCACCGAAGTGGGCCGACACGTTAAACTGAAATGGTTTAAAATCGCGTTTTAAACTGATTTGGTGGAGTCTTAAGCCCTGTAGAGTGTGGTCTCTATGGGGCTTTCTTTTGCCTGTTACTTTTGTTCTTCTTCTGGCTTCTCTGCCGGTAGGTCTTTCAGTATCTCCATGAGAGCCAGCCTATCCTTGGCAAGCTCTACCTTTAACTGAGGCGTCCCTGCCTTCTTCATAGCAGTGTCTATGCCTTTGAACAGTGTGGCAAACTGCTGCCTCATCATTGGAGAAGTAGCGCCCTTATAAGCAGCCATGCCGATAGGTACATACATGAGAGGTGCTACCGCGTAAGGAAGCCACCCTGCTTGTATTGCACCGAGACCTACAGCCCCCGTCGCAGCCAGCGCCAAGGGCGTAGTGGGCAAGCTGCCCCCTGTGGCCTTATGGATGTTCTGATAGAGCCTACCAACCACCGTAGCTGCTTCTTCTGCTGCCTTCTCCTGTACGTTATCCATTGCGTAGTACAAACGATGCTGTGAGCGGAGGCTCTCTTTCACCGACTGGTTAGGCGCTACACTGTCGAGGTAATCGTTCAATGTACTACGCACTTGACGTACTGACAGGTTCAACGCATTAAGGCGCTCCTCATCGAAAGCAGCGTCCCCTTTCTGTAGCTTGACCCACTTGTCAAATTGTTGCCGTGTTCTGAGCAGGTCAGCAGCAGTCCCGTTGCTTGAGGCAAATAAGGAAGAAGCGTAGTCCTTTACCTTATTGGCGACCACTTCCACGTTTCCTGTAATAACAGCAGAGTTGCTTATTAGGTTCTGTATGTCCGCGTCCATGCGTTGCGCCAGCAAGGCGGGATCAACCGGGATGTTTGCTGCATCCAATGCCTTCATCAAGTCTTCAGCCTTCTTGATGTTAGCTTCTCTTATCACGTTGTAGTTGTACTGAGCACTACGGCTGCCTGTGACCCCTGTCAGCTTAGAGACTTCGTCAATGGCGTCCTTCTCCATCCCTGATGGGGTAGGTACGTTACGGAGAAACACCCCCTGCTGCGTAGTCCTCCCAACTTCGTCCATACGCACCTTCTTAGTGCGCACAGGGAGCACCAACTTAGTGACAAACTCCTTCCTGCCTTCCACGGCAGACTTCTCCAACACCGCTGCTGCCCTGCCTGCGAACGTAGTGGTGCTCGGTTTGCCGGGGTTAAGCACAGCGCCTATGTTTACAATCGACTCTAGCGTCTTGGCGTCTTGTGGATTGTTCTGCTTCCACCCCGCGTAGGCTTCAGCGCCATTACGGGCATACAGCAAAGCCTCTTGCGCAGGGACAGACTCTTCCAGCCATTTCAATCCGTCAGCCAAGTAGGCGGAAGCGCCAGGAGCTACCCTAACCGCAAAGTCCCCTACTTTCCTCATCCCAGAAGACATAAGAGCGCCTGCTACGTCAGCAACAGGCCCAGCAACGCCTTTACCGATAATCTGCGTAACGGCATTAGAAGGTTTTATAGTTCCGCCTATGTCTTCGTAAGTTGTAGCCCCTACGCCAAAAGGGTTTCGGAAGCCGCCAGCAATGTCTTCAAAGGTAGTAGCCATTTCTGACTGCCTCCCCTCAATACGCTGCCTTATATCTCCCATCAGTGTTGGTGGGGGGGCTGCGGGTGCTTTTTGGGGCACTGTTAGCCATGTAGGCACAGGAGCAGCGCCTTGCGGTAAGTTAGAGACCACAGGCGCTTGCTGTGGGACAATAGGGATGTCCGTATTAATAGGTACTGCGCCTTCAGGGAGCTGCGCCATTACTTAGCCTCCGTTCCGTCAGGATACAACCACCGCCCGTCTATAAGATAGGCTGTACTACCATTAGGCATTCTGACCACCGTAGGATTAGCTGCCGTGTTGCTCCCAACCGCTGCGTCTATCTGACTACGAGCAGGCGGCAAGGCAGGGAGTGCCTTACGGTATATCTCAATAGATTCTCCGCCCATACCTGCCTGTTTGTACTTATCTAGGTTGGTATTAAAGGTATTGATGAGGTTGGTGTTGGCTACACGCTCCATCGCAAGGAGGTTACGCATAGCCTTCTCATCAAGCGTAATGTCACCTACTGCAATCTTCTCGGCATACCGTCTATCATCGTCAGACAACCCAGTACCAGCGCCAAAGGCCTTGATAACGTTAGCTACTTCACTTGCTCTACTGACCATGTAGGTCTCGGTGTTAGCTATCTCTTCTGCTTCCGAGTTGCCTGTGATAACCCCCATCTGCTTAAACGCTTTAGAAAGCCCCAACCTAAAGTTAGCATAAGCGCCTGTCTTGATTCCCTCGTCAAGTAAAGCGACAGCCTGCTGATTACGCTGTAGCGACAGGACAGCATCATCCGCCTTCTGGCTGCGCTCAAGGAATTTAGTAGCTTCTCCTTCAAACACACCTTTCCCAAAGTTATCCATAGCAGTTATAACGCGCTGCTCAGTTGCCGCAGGCTTCAATCCAAGCTCCCCTGGATTCTTCCAAGTGCCTGCTGCCTCATCGAGGACGCGCCCAAACTGAGAAGTCTTGTAGATGCGAGCCTTGCCTGAAGTGTCAAGGAACGGTTTCAGGTCAGCGTCACTGCCTTCCAGTGTGTTCTGGAAATCACTAGGGGACATTGCATCGTAGTCGCCTCTAGCTATGCCCATAACCATTGCAGGCCCAGCGCCTACAGACTGGGCAATGGCGATCTTAGCAGGGCGTCCACCACGGGCCAGAACATCCTGTTTCTCAAACTCGGCAATTGCCTTAGCAGCGTCATCTACCTTCCCCCCTTGTAGCAACGTAGTGGCGACAGATTCCAGCCCAAAGCGAGTCGCCTTAGCTGCAAGCGACTCCCGCAGAGCGCCCTCTTGTTGAGCTGCTGCTTCTTTCTGTTGCACCTGAGCAGCCTCAGCACTTAATTGCAGTGCCGTTGCTCTATCCCCAGAGTCCGCCGCTAGTTGCGCAAGCTGCTTAAGGCCAGCAGAGCTGTTCATAAGCGCCGGATTAGCAGTAATCATTTCTTGTAGCTTCTGAGCTGGCGATACAGGCGCTTGCAAGCCAAACAAGCCCCTAGCCGCCTGATTCACGTTAGCCATCTGCCCAGGCAGCATAGACGCTACTGTAGCCGCCAGCGGATTAGGAGTGTTCATTATATTAGCAAGCAGCGCACCCCTCTGCTGTGTTGCATCTTCAGGGCGCTTCATAAGGCTGTCTAGCAGCCCTTGCATGATCGTTTCGTTACTCATTAGAGTCTAGCTCCTGATCTTCTCATTAAGTCAAGGTATCCTTCAATACTTAACCCGCCATTTGAGGGAGAACGCCCACCGAATATAGAACTAAGAAGTCCTACCTCACCTTGTTGCGCACCGAATAGCCCTTCAGCGAGCTGGTTAAGCTGTGCCAGCCTGAGCGCATTAGCCTGCTGTTCAGTGTTGCTGGCAGCGTTGATACCGGCAGCGCCAAGCTCACCTGTGGTGACAGCTCTCTGCTGATTAGTACGGTTGAGCAGTTCAGCAAACGGCACACCAGCATTAGCGGCTGCAAGGTTCTGCTGCTGCGGCATGAAGGACAGTCCAAACATGTTCTGACCAATGTTGTAGTTCTGAAGCTGCTCACCCATTGCCTGTCCGCGAGCAGTAAAGGCATTGGCAGATCGTTGCTCTTCAATCGCCTTCGCCAGTGCTAGTTGTTCAGGCGTACCGCCGTAGGCAGCAGTCTGCACACCAAGGCGTCCTTGGCCCATCAGACGCTGCTCCAGTGCTAGACGCTCACGCTCACGCTCAGGAGCCATAGCCGCTTCCATCTGCGCCGTGATGTCAGCAGCGCGTGTACCTGTGTCGGCAAGAGAGCGGTCGTAGAACATCCCCGCGCCTTCTTGCAGCTTTGTTATCATTTGCTGCAACTCAGGCGTTAGCGTGCTTGTAGCGCCTTCAGGGCCAGCACTGAAGCTGCCAGCGCCGGAGGTAACCGTGTAAGGCTTGAAGGTCAGGTCAGTGCGTAGCTGATTAGTTAGATTCCCAATGTCCGAACGAAGCTCCGTGCCTGAACTGCGAACATCCCTGATGCCTTTATCCACTAGCGCATAGTTAGCGCCGCCTTTCAACATGTCAAGAAAGCTGTCAAACAGTGCCATTATACAAGTCTCCCCAAGAGAGCTAGTGCGTCAATTTGTTGAATAGACAGTGATGAGCCGTCAATAGTAGAAGTAATCCCCAGTGTTACTACAAAGCCAGAACCACTAGCGTTGATAGATGCTCGTGCAGTAATAATACCAGTAGCGTACTGAGCTATGTTAAACTCAGCTATGTTGTACTCAGATATTGAACTGTCTGCAAGAGTCATCTGACGGGCTTGGTAGGAGGCAGTAAAGTCATACCCCCACTGTAGGTTAATAGCAGTGTTGGAACCGCCGATAATGGTATACGCCAACTTCTTCAGGAACTTCAAAGTAGTTGCATTACCAAAAGCCATTGGATTAGTGAAGTATTGAAACTCGTAGGAAGCTCCGTTGTCTTCGTAGCCTGTGTACGAACTTATTCCGGCAGGGTGGCCCATCAACAGCGTACCTGCTCTGTTGGTATGGAAGCACAGAGGTTCAATGTTATCCCACACCGTCGCCCTGGCGCTCCCGTCTTCAATCATGCCGCGCATGTCAAAGCAATAAACAGTAGCCGAGTAAGGAAAACTAATGAGGTAGAATGCTTCTTGAGAGTTGTAGGCGCTCTTGATAATACCTGTTTCTCTAGCAGCTAGCCCCATCAGATCATCTCTGACGTTCTTGCTGATGTCGCGTATTGGGCTGGACTTCTCTTGGATCAAACGAGCAAGACTCAACACACCGCGCTCTGATAGGAAGATAACATCTGACCCTGTGTTCTGTACGCTATCGCGTGCAATGCAGCCTATCCCCTTAATGGTATCGTATATCTCCATGCTGGCAGGGGTATCAGCGCCTTGATAGATCAGGACAGAGCGCCTGCCAAAGATAACCAAGAAGTTATTGTGTTCTGCAAGAGCTACGATCTCATCATGTCCAGCAGGCCATACAGTATCAAGATCAATAGAGCCGGTAGCACCGCCTGACCACTTTACACCATCTAGGGTGTCAGACCAGTAGACAGTGTGTTTGTCTGCTGCAAAGTCTGCGACGAAGAGCTTACCGAACGCCGCAAGCGCCTCATTAGCCTGCGGAGGAGTGCCAGAATGTCCCGCATGCGCCGACATCTTCTGCACTGTTCCTGTGCTTTGTGCATACACCAGCGGTTCATGGCTGCGTTGAAAGAAGTAAACATGCTCATTTAGCTCTACCAGTTTCCAATTATTAGCGTTGATCGTGTAAGAACTTGGGGTAACGTCTACTAAAGTAGTAGTCCCTGTGAATATCTTACCAGTACCAGCACTGAGCGTTACTTGAGTGTTGTCGCTCTTGGTGTATTCATAGATGGCTGTAATGCCATCCCCTGCGCCCATAGCTGTACTGTTGGTTGTGGTATATACATACCCTTTTCGGGTACCTATTCGACCGTACGAGTCAATGACGCAGTTCTGCGCAATCGACGCAAAGCGAGGTTGCTGGTCTACCGGACTGTCTTGGGTATTAAGCCCATAGAAGCCGGGAGCCGCTATTGTAATGCTTTGTAGTTGCTGGGCCATTATGGAGTGAACCAAGTAAGTTCTGAAGGGTACTTGCTGGCATCAAGGGCAATAGCATCGCCAAGAGCCTTGTCTGCCAGTGCAAACAGCTCCTGCGCAGCAGTACCGCCTGTCTCGCCTCTTTCCCGTGACGCCAGCGCCCATGCGTACATCTCAATAGGCTTTTTAGGCAGTGAAGTAGTGTCACCAGCCGCTGACATTTCAGCTTCACGCACAATGGCTTCAAACTTCAAGGTGTAGGAGCCGTCTGGGGTAGGATAGACAGTGATGTTCGGATCGCCGTTGCTGTCGTTACCAGCATAGCAAAAGTGCGAAGGAGGGCCGGAAGGCGTAGCTGATAGCGCAGTCCAGCTTGTCATTAATTGCTGAGGAATCAGCTTGAGGCGGGTGTTCTGCGTATCATTATAGGCATCCAGTAAGGTGAAGTCAAGACCAAAGCCAGTGATGGTGTAGGAACTGTCAGAGATAATAGCTGAGACGGTAGTAGTAGTCCTCAAGGACGACCAGTTCCATGCCTTCTCTACAATAGCCTTAGCGTCATTTACCAGATAACCAACCAGCGTAACGTAATCGTTATCGGTAGGTGTGATCGCTGATGTCTCACGAAGGCGAAGGAGCACTCTGTTAATTAGGGTAAGAAATGTCATTTCTAATAAGCTCCTGGTCTATACGAAAGCAGGTTTTGTAGTAGTGTGAACTTTTGCTCATTCCTGTAGAGTTGTGGAAACACAAGTTCGCTGGTTCTACGAGCATTCTGTCCGAATAGAAGACCACCGCCAAAGCCGCCAGTACCGCCACCACCGCCACCACCGTCACCACCGTCACCACCGCCGTCGCCGTCTGGCCCTACTGTTGGCCCTACTGTTGGCCCTACTGTTGGCCCTACTGTTGGCGCTGGCGTAGGTGTTGGCACTGGCGTAGCCGTAGGCGCTGGCGTAGGTGTTGGCACTGGCGTAGCCGTAGGCGCTGGCGTAGCCGTAGGCGCTGGCGTAGCCGTAGGCGCTGGCGTAGCCGTAGGCGCTGGCGTAGCCGTAGGCGCTGGCGTAGCTGTAGGCGCTGGCGTAGCCGTAGGCGCTGGCGTAGCCGTAGGCGCTGGCGTAGCTGTAGGCGCTGGCGTAGCCGTAGGCGCTGGCGTAGCTGTAGGCGATGGCGTAGCCGTAGGCGCTGGCGTAGCTGTAGGCGATGGCGTAGCCGTAGGCACTGGCGTAGATGTTGGCACTGGCGTAGCTGTAGGCGATGGCGTAGATGTTGGCACTGGCGTAGCCGTAGGCACTGGCGTAGCTGTTGGCGTAGGTGTTGGCGTAGGTGTTGGCGTAGGTGTTGGCGTAGCTGTTGGCGTAGGTGTGCTTGTTTCTGCGGCGATAATAGCCTCAGCCTGCGTTATAACTTCTGAAGGAACTTTGTACTGATCTATCGCCGCAGTCTTCTCAGCCTGAGTTGCCTCAGGGTACTTCTTCAGCCAATCGACAACGATCTTCAGCCATTCTTCGTTATTTTTAGGCCCAATCACTGTTTCAGGAATAGGAGTCGCATTAGGGTCTGGTTTCCCATCAGGGCCGGGAGCAGGCATTGTGCCTGGTTGTGTCTGTACAGGCCCAAAGACATCCTGAGGGGCTTGTGTCCCACTGTTTGAAGGCGGGATAGACGCGCCCCCTTCAGGTATTCTGTACTGTGGAACAGGAAGAGTTGGAACAGTCCCCCCCATCAAATCAGGATCAGGCTCAAGACTCCCAACCTCGCCGCCGCCTCCGCCGCCTGCATTACTCGGCGGTGATGGTTCAGGAAGCGCAGCCATAGGTGGGGTGCCAAAGACTGTCTTAGTGTTTGGATCGTACATACCAACATTCGTTAAGACAGCACTGCCTTGACTAGGGTAACCCGCGACTCTACCGTATCCGGGAATGTCATACCAAACAGTACTGTCTCCGCTTAACACATAACCAGGATCAGGTATGTTCTTACGCTCAGGAGGGTCTCGGAAGTCGCCTATTATATTACCTAGAAGTCCTACCGGGTTGAATGAGATACCACCAGAATACGCGGCAATCAACTCTGGGTTTTGCATAAGGGAGTCAGACCAATCTTGCTGAACAGATGGCGGTGCAGTTTCAGTACCGTCACTATCTGGCTGATACGTCCCTAGGTGTGGGTACGGGCTGTTGAGGGGGCCACGGACAAACCCAGACGGTCCCGCAAGAAACCCCAACAGCGACGGCAACCATGAAACGGGGTTAATCACCGACGAGAGTATCGACCCCAACCCACCAGTCGCAGTCCCCGCAGCCCCCTCTAGCATTCCAGTGGTAGCTGCTTGGTTTGCCGCCGCCCGGTACGCTTCCCGCGCTGCAGGGCTACTGTCCCATAGCCTTAAAAGTTCGTCGTATTCACTCATATCCTTATCCTATGGGGCTATCACGATAACCACAGTGCCTTCTGCGCCAGCGCCAACAGCAATAGGGCTGGTAGCGGTGCCGCCAATAGTAGTAAGCAGAGGATTGCCTGTAACAGGATCAACAAGTATCTGTGTGCCAAAATTAGACATGCTACTCCGCTTTAACTAATGCATTGATAAACACAAGTGCCGTATGTGCTTATTAGCGGTCACCGCACAGTATGGCAGCAAGCTCAGGCGTCAGTGTCTCCCCTTCAGGGATTTTAATGCCCTTACCGTCTGCTCTTGTACCAGTCATTGGCCCAGTAGCAATAACGTCTACACAAACGTAATCAAGCCGCTCAAGGCTGGAGCAGCTTGTCAGGAGGAACAGCAGAGAGGCAGCCGCCATGTATTTAATCATACGAACTCCCCTTACGCCAATATTTAAACTTCTGGAAGCATCTAACGGCTTGCGCCATCAGCCAGCGTTCCAGCTTAGGTACTTCTAAAACTATCATGGCTTCTTCAAACACATTGTCAGCGAGTCGCTGCGATACGTCCAAGTCTTTGCCGTTGGTGCACAGGAAGTCATGCACAATAGCCGCTTCTCTGTGCTTACCGTTTACATCTATACGGTCTTTAAGGAAATCAGGAATACTGGCAAAGTCCGTACAGTAATTGTGGGGGACTATTACGTCACGCTGGAGTATATCAGAATAGAAAACGACAGGATGAACAAGTTTAAAGACTCCAGGTTGGTTTCTGACAATCTCCACAACAGTGTTGTAAGTTTTAAATTCAGCCATGTTTTCATTTGCTCACGAAGCCGTCGAATAGTTCTTTGCCCATGTAGAGGATAGCGCCCCAGATTGGTGTAATAACTGCCAGCATCCCTGCAAGGAAGCCTCGCTGCTTTGCCATGCTATCTCGAATAACTACTGTATTCGCTTCGATGCTGTCCAGTTTTTCCACGGCAGTCTCCAACTTGGTTTCCAACACGGCAACACGTTCTTCCAGGCCCATCTGCATACTCCCTGTGTCCTACCGCTAGATGAACTCGCTGATGAATGCTGTTTCGTCGGTGAGCATGGATCACTCCGGTACTTTTTATGGATTGGTCGGCCATTCAACAGACCACGGGAATCCATCTTGAGCAGGCATATCACGCAGCGCCTGGCGGTATGTTGCCCACTGCGCTGATACAGGAGTGCCAGTCTCAAACGCTTTGATGGCTACCCAGTCGCACTCGGCAAGTAGAGTATCTCGGCTGGCTCTAACGCTCTTGGCCTGCTCAGTATCTTTCTGCGCCTTGTAAGCCGCTTCCTGTTCTGCCGCTGTAGTCTCGCCGTCAGTGAACACAGGGCCAAGGATGTACTTGGTGTACCACTTACCGTCTGACTGCTGCTCTACGCCGTCACGCTGGGAGTATTGATACACAGTCCCACCCGTTGCTTGTGGGCCTTCAAACACTGCGTCAGAGTCGAACCTGTCGTATATGTCTGCGGTCATTGCGCTAATAGACTTTGCGTAAGTCGTTGCCACCCACTTGATCCATTCGTGCTCTAGTAGTACTTGGCCTGTTGCTCTGATTCTGATTTGCATAATTACCTCTAAGCTATAGCTAAAAAAATGAATGTCCCGCCGCTAAAGTTAACTGCTCCGGGCGCTGTGCTGCTGATCTCAAAACCTGTCGCAGCCGTGTCAATGTAGTCTGTGCTAGTCACTTCAGCCGCTGTTGAGTTCAATAAAAGGTACGGATCGTTACCAGCTATGATGCCTCTTGCACTGTCCCAGACGTACCAATCTCCAACATTATCAGTGCGCTTAATCATCACGAACCTTGCGCCAGAAGTGAAGCCGCAGTTGATGACCTGCGTTGTGCCAGTGCCCGTGTAAGTACCGACCTTAGATACGCCCGCCAGCGTGGAGAACAGGTAAGCAACAAAGTTTGCACTGCTTTGATTAACGCGCACATTGGTGGCTAAGAAAAACTGGGTTGCTGTTGGTGCAGCCGTGTAGTGACTGCTGTAAGCGTTGCCAGTACCGGGATCATTATTGTCTAACGTAAGGAAGTCATAGGAACTCACGCCAAAGTTGTATCCGACATTCCAAGACCAGCCGTTTGTTCTGTTCTTTATAATTATTAACTGCGGAGCAACTGTTAAATTATGTGCAACGGTTAAATTGCTGCCTGTTCCGGCATAGCAGACCACATCCATGAAGCCGGGAGCGCGTCCAAAAACCAATACACTAGACGTAACACCGCTGCCATTTAATTCACCAGCAGTGCTAGCGTTTGCGCCGTAGGTATAACCAGTATTGTTGACCGTGCCAAACGTGTAAGTGCCGCTATTTGATTCGGAGGTAGTTGCATTAGAGAAAAGTCGTTGCACAAATCCACGCAATCTGTCTTGTTGTTTCCAGTCATACGCAAGCGCCGTCCACTTAAACATAAACAGGTCAGCAGGGAAGCCCACATTAGTTATTGTTGTTGTAGATGCATCACCAGTTTTGGCAATAGGACTAAACACACTCGTCCCCACCGTAGGCACTTTCATCGGGCCACGGCGTATGGCTATGTAGATGTAGTCGCCGTTGAAGTTGTTTGTAAAGCCTGTAGAAGTTATGTTTGCAAACCCTGCGTACCCCGTTGGTTCAGCATCAGCAGTATTTGCTAACAAAGGGTTATCGTTCTCTGGTGCTGCGGGCCATCCACGCATATTGTCGTCGATGTACCAGTTGCCAGTGGTGTCCGTACGCTTGGCAAGAATCCACTGCGGTTCCCATCCAAGGTTTACCGTTGCGCCACCGCCACTAAACGACCCAC